CGGGATATGTTCTCGCCGGAGCACATGTCCATGAGGGTCGGGCAATACCGGGAAATGCAGAAGCTCCGCAAAGAAGTCGGAGCCCCCGTCCTCGACTTGCCCGACGACGACACGAAGGCCTGGCCGATCCTGCCAGGGCAAGAACATTGAACCTCCTCAGCATCGACCCCGGCACTCATTGCGGGTGGGCATCATCCAGCAAGGGCCACGTCGAGAGCGGCGTCCACGAGTTCGCCCTCGGACGCGGCGACTCGCCGGGGATGCGCTTCCTCCGCTTCCGCAACTGGTTCGCCGACATGCTCACGATGACCGCTCCGGGACTCGTGATCTATGAGCGGCCCCACATGCGCGGAGGGTTCGCCACCGACCTGCTCGTCGGATTCGTCACCCGCATCCAAGAGGCTTGCGCGGAGCGGGGGATCGAATGCGAGGCCGTCCACAGTGCGACGCTCAAGAAGTCGGCTACCGGATCGGGACGGGCCGGAAAAGACATCATGAAACTTGCGGCCGCGCAGAGGTTCGGGAAGCTCGTTGAAAGCGATGACGAGGCCGACGCGCTCAATCTGTTGTGGATGGCGATGCAGGAGAACAAGGAAACGCCGAAGGAGAAAGCATGACGCCGTGGTGTGGTGAAATCGTAACGCCGCTATTGCGCGCGCCCCGCGTCCTCGGATGGCAACACCTCCCAAAGTTCAACTGCTACTATGCGGAGTGGGGAGTGATGATGAACGACGGGCGGGCGGAAACGTATATCTCGATTTTTCCCAAGAGCGCAATCCAGTGCATCAAGGAGAAGGCATGAAACGAATCGTTGTCGCCGCAGACTTCCATTGCGGAAATCGCGTCGGGTTGACCCCTCCCGCATGGCAGGACTCGCCGGAGACCGGGCCGGTAGCATTTCGGAAGTTCGCTAAGTTCCAACACGAGGTCTGGAACTACTACGCCTCGGAATTGGCCGCGCTCCAGCCCGTCGATTACTTCTTCTTCATAGGCGATGCCGTTGACGGGAAGAACGAGCGATCGGGAGGGACGGAGCTCATCAACACCGACCGGATCGCCCAAGCGGAGATGGCCGCCGCCTGTATCAACGAGGCCCACGCCCGAGAGGTCTATATGGTATTCGGGACCCCCTACCACACCGGCGTCGATGAGGACTGGGAGTCCGTTGTCGCCAAGAACGTCGGAGCGGAAATCTCCGGGCGCGAGTTCATCGGGGTCGAGGGCGTGATGTTCGACTTAGCGCATTATGTAGGCGGGAGCCAGTCGCCCTACTGTTCTCCAACTGCGATAGCGCGAGACCTCGTTTGGAATATCATCTGGGCGCGGGACGGGAAACAACCGAACGCGGATTGTATTGTTCGCGGCCACACCCACCGTTCGGTCTATCTTGAGATGTTCGGGAAGTCTGGAGAATCCCTGCCCGCCCTCCAAGGATACGGCTCCAAGTTCGGTGTTCGCAAATGCCGAGGAACCATTGATATTGGATTCATTCATTACGATGTCGAGAACGGGGAGGCACTTCGTTGTCCGCACACCTTAGACTCACCTTTGTTACGGATCGAGCCAAAACTACTGTCGTAGTTCCAGATGAAGAACATGAACGACCGCGAATCATCGACGTGGAGCAAGCCTTGAGCGGGAACGAAGGCTCTGCCTACGTCATGCTCGCGGACCTGGCCGACCACATCGGCGTCCAGACGGCGACGGTCAAGCTCCGGGCCGGCCGCATGAGCATCAAGGTCGTGAAGATACGGAAGCCGGAGGCGAAGAACGCCTACTGCGCGGCGGTCACGGCAGCCGATGCGCGGCAACTCATTGCCGCCTTCCGCGAAGGGAACCTAGTCAACAACGCCCGAGTCTTAGGCCCGGACGAAATTCAAAAATTGATGGAGGAGTAAGATGATTATCATTCTCAGCCTCACCGTCGTCTTTCTGGTCAGCATCGCCATGTGGCGGAAGTTCCGCACCGAAGCATATGATTGTGCTTGGTTCATGGCCCCGCTTATTGTTGGGCTTATTTTGGCCTTCGTTCTAATCGGTTGCGTCGCGTCCCGGATGGAGACCGTCGGGAAAATCCAGCGGTTCAACTCCACGCAGTTATCGCTCTCTTCCGCCAGGGAAAACAATGACATCTCGGTCATCGAACTCGCGGCCATCCAGCGGGACGTTGTCGAATGCAACCAATGGCTTGCCGAGAGTCAATACTGGGCCGCGAATCCGCTGACATCGTGGTTCGTCCCGGCATCAGTCATGGGCCTCAAGCCGATTCGCTAACTTGGACGAAATATCAAAACTCATGGAGGAAATGTAATGCGCTGTCAAATCGTTCTAATCAACGGTGAGGTCATTGGCTTAGATTCGTCATGGGCCGAGATACTAAGCGGCCCCGGCAAGCTCGGCGAGATCCGACTCGATGCCGGGCCGGGTGTCCTGCGGATCATTCCCAAGGGGTCAATCGTCAACATCTTCCAGTTCACCGATGATGCTTGGAAGACGGTGAAGGACGAGGCTGAGGCGAAACAGGCCGCCCAGGTCAAGCAACGCGCCGAGGCCGACGCCAAGCAGAAAGCCCAAGCTGCCGCCGCGACGCTGGCACTGCTCGAGTCCAAGACGCTCAAAGGCAAGTTCAAACGGCTGTTCGGGAGGAAGGGATGAGCGCCGTCTATCACCCGCTCGTTCCGCCCAAGTCGTTCGGGGAGGAGTGCCTGGAGGTGGCCGAACAGTCCTGGTTGGCCCAGGAGAACGGGCATCGGATTCGTCCTCCCATTGCCACTCTCCACTATTCCTGGGAGCCGGGGAAGATTCCGACAGACGTGGAATGGCGCGATAAAATGATGAAGGAAACAGACAAAATGACTATTACATCGACCGACTGCCGCGCCCTCCGCGAGGCCATGTGGCACAAGGAGCGTGAATTCATCTGGGGGCAAGCGCGTAGGGACATTGACATTTTCCAATGGGACCCCTCCTTTTCCCAGGCCGCGAACTTCGTCAGGATAGTCGAGGGGGGAAGCCATGCGAGATGAAGCCATTGACTTCAACAAGGTCTTTGTCGTTAAGGTCTACCTTGACGCAAGCCCTGGCTATAACGAGGTCGACGTGGACTCCTTCGACTCGATGGACGAGGCGATCGACTACATGGAGGATGGGGGTTATTTCGGAGAGGACTCCCACTTTGGCCTGACATTCGTTGACAATGTGGTGAGGCCATGACCCCCGAACTGCTCCCCCTGCTCCTGCACCTGCAGAACCCGTTCCGGCCCGAGGACATGGCCAGGATGGACATCGAGGACAACTTCCGAATCTATGGCACGCACCCGCAATGCCTCGGTTGCCGGGAGAGCTGTAAACAATACGCAGCCCCCGGAAGTAGTATCACGTTTTGCCCGAAGATCATGGAGGAGGCGCGTGTCTGACCCCGCCGCGAAGCAACGCCTTCGCCGTCGCCAGCGGCGCGAGGCCGATCCCGACGTTCCGGGTTCGCTTGCCAACAAGGGCTGGCGCGTTGACATAATCGTTACCGGCCCGTTCCACCTGCTCGCACGCCGGGGCAAGACGGCACTCGCCATCAGGATATGCTTCGTCTATACCACGACCGAGGATATCCTGAGCGTGAGCCGGGAGCCAGTCCCCGACAGGTGCTTGCGGGAGATATGGCAAATCAGCGAAGATGGGCGTAGTATCGTGAAGGCGAAGATAGCAGGGAGGATGAAATGAGCAATCCATTCGATCTGGCCATTGGTACTCTTCGTGATGAGTGGAACAGATACTTTTTACCCACGGAATTACCAGAACGACAGCAGATCGAGGCCGCCATCCGTGTCCTCGAAGCGGCGGGGTTCCTCTTGCCGCTTATCAACATCCCCGAGGATGGCAAGTGGTATCGGCTGAGCGCCACCGTGAAACGGGTGGCGGATGAATACCGAACAGATGAATTATCGGTAAAACCTGTCAAGCACTAATACCTTCACTCGTCTTGACAAGCGTTTTCGCATAAATCCCGCCTTTCAAAAAACTGACCCCATCATGTGCCTGTGGGCGAAGCACCGGACTACCGACGCGATACAAAACCGTTCCAACTCTGGGATGACCTCGGCTGTCCTTCGCTCCATGACTACCGCCCGATAACCGCCGCCGCCTTCGAGGTCCGCTACAAGCGGGAGCAGAAGCGGCAGGGCATCATCCCCCTCTCCGAATGCCGCCTCGTCGCGGAGCTTCCGCATGCCTAGAGATTATTTCCCCGAGGGGTTCGCCTGTCGGGGGATTGAGCCGGGGCGAATCATCCACAACTGCGGCATGGATCTGTTCGACCCGAAGATGCGGACGCTCCTCAACACGGCCCGCCATCTTCTCAACCGCCCCATCGTCCTCAACTCGGCCTGTCGATGCACGGCTCACAATGCCGCCGTGGGCGGGGCAAGAAGGTCGGCCCACCTCATCGGGCCTGACGGGTTCTGCCATGCCGTCGATATCCGGTGCATCTCCGACATCACCCGCGCTGAGCTCCAAGAGATATTCCTGCACCTGGGGATTCGGCGTTTTGAATGCTCCAATTTGCACTTACACGTCGATAATGCCACCTGGCTGCCGACGCCGCTACTCAAGGCGGTGACGTTTGCCGTGGTGCCGGGGGACTAATGAACATCAACCTGAAAGTCAGCATCAACTCGGGCATGGCGCTCATCCTGTTCCTGCTCTCCCTGGCCGCCCTGCTCGCGGGCGTCGCGCTCTCGTCGGCAATCGCCTCGGTCTTCCTCGAAGCGGGGGGACTCCTGACCGTGGCCTTCGGCGGATACCTCAAGAAGCGGGATAGCAATAACCAGATCGCGCTCAAGGCTGAGATCGCCGGACTCGACGACCCCGGCGCAGGGGCGACGAATGGCTAAGAAACCTCAAATGCCTATATCTGGGCATGCGGCAGAATGTACGCAGGATTTACGGGCAAGCTTTACAGATAGGGCACACGGGAATTTAGGTAGACAAGTACGAGGAAGCATCGAACTAGGATTTCTTCGGGGTTATCAAGGCGGTTATGAGGATGCCATTATGGGAATCCTGCCGCAACACTACGCTCGGAGCAAAAAGCAAATAAGAGAGGACAACAAGGACGAATGAAGAAGCTCATCGTCCCCATCCTCATCGCCGCATTGTCACTACTTTGCCTAGTGACGATTCCCCGTTCCTGCAACTCCAACGCCGCACTCGTGCAGGCGAAGGCGGACGCGGAAGAGGCCAAGAGGATAGACGAGGCGGACAACCAGATGCGGGATGCGCTCGAGGCAGAACAGAACGCCATCATCGCCGGCAAGACCGCGAAGATCGCCGCCCTGCTTGCCGATGCCGGGAAACCCACCCCGGCAGAGATAGCCAAAGACGCCGAGATCGCCGTGCTCAAGAAGAAGATGGCCGAAAGCGAGGCGGCTGGCGATATCGTGGGGGCATTGGCCCAGGCCAAGCAAACCATCGTCGCCCTCGAGTTCACCCTCGCCCTGGTCAAGGATCAACACAAGGCTGACCTGTTCAGGCTCGATGCGGAGTGGCAGGGCAAGTTCGATGCGCTCAAGGTCAGCTATGACGCCCGTGGCATCTCCCTCGCCGTCAAGGACGACCGCATATTCAAGTTAGAAAACCTGTGCGCTGAATACGCCCACACCATAAAGGTGAACAAGTTCTGGGCGGCTGTCGGCAAATACGGCCCACCCGTGGCCTTCGTAGCGGGAATCATTCTCGGGAAATAGGAGTCACCATGAGCATGACAACGGGAGAGAGAATTCATTTTGAAGAACGCACTAGGGCGGTCGAGGACAAGGTCTATTTCTTGGAAAGACTCCTTGGCCTAGAAGAGCGGCTTTATCGCGTGTCCCCGCTTTTGCCAGAGAGCGTTAGTAAGGCACTTGCCGAAGAAGTCCAGTTCATCAAGTCAACAATTCTCGATAGGGGATAAGGAATCACTATGAAAAAGTCAACCATCTATCTCATCGCAGGCTACGCCCTGATTCTCGTCGGCGGGTTCATTGGGGCACCCAAGATGTCGCTCTCCACGGCCGCCATCGCACTTGCGATCTTCACGGCCCTCTATTTCGGCGGCGTCTACTTCGTCAAAACATTCCGCGCCAAGTAGTCCGGCCATGACGCTCCCGGGAAACGGTACCACCAAGAAGGTCATCGCTAGCATTGTTGCGGCCCTGTGTATCTTCCTCGTTTCGCAGGTGTTGAGTAATTCCAACCGCATCACGGCAATGGAGGAGCGGCTGGACGCCCTGATGAAAAACTCTGACCGCTCCTTGGCGCAGGCAGAGAAGAACTGGGACAAGAACGACGCCGAGCATAAGGATATTCAGAAGCTGCTCAACGAGATATCGCGGGAAGTGAAGAAGTGAATACGGCTGGCTTCGAAGCGTTGATACAGCAAGTGGCCGTGAAGTCGCTCCGCACGGGCGACCGCTCCATGCGTATCACGCTCGAAGTCGATAGCCCGTCCGACGAGCTTATTGCCACGTTGGGGACGCTCCAGCGTGCCGACCAGCTCGTCGGAGTGGCGATTGCGGAGACGGAGACGAAGTGAGCAGACAAGCCGGATTCAAGCACTCCCCCGAGACAAAGGCCAAGATGTCCGCGGCCCAGAAGGGCAGGGCCGTATCTCCAGAGACTCGCGCCAAGATTGGGGCGGCGAATCGGGGCCGTAAATTCTCAGATGAGTCTCGGGCCAAAATGGGGGCTTCTCATAGTGGGGAAAAGAGTTATCTCTGGAAGGGCGGGCGCCACCTGACGAAGAACGGGTATGTCCGCCTGTCGCTCAGCGGGAAGACGCGTTGTGAGCATATCGTTGTCGCCGAGCGGGCTCTCGGTCGGAGCCTCCGCCCCGGCGAGATGGTTCATCACATCAACGGCAATAAGCAGGACAACCGAAACTGCAACCTCCTGATTTGCACGGGTTCATATCACAAGCAACTAGAGGCTCGCATGGTGCGCCTCTATCAATCAGAACATTTCGGGCAAGGTTAAAAAAAGCAATGGGAAAGCATATTCCGCCGCCTCCTGGCCCTGGGCGCCCGAAGGGCAGCAAGAACAAGGCGCTTCCCTGGCTGAACGATGCCATTGCCATTTACGAGGAGCGAGGCGGCAAGGAATGGCTCTCTAAGTGGATTGACGCCAACAACATCAACCTCCGCGAGTTCATGCGAACGATTTTAATTATCGCAGCCAAGCAGGTCGCTGAGAAGCAGGAGCAATCTGGCGAAACGACCATGAAGGTCAATGTCCGCTTCATCGACGTCAAGAACGAGAAGGAATGATGGACTTCAACCTCGACCTATCCGAATCCTTCCGCGCTCCCTTGCTAGACCAGCATCGTTATTTGGTTCTATGTGGGGGAGCAGGTTCGGGGAAGTCGGAGTTTGCTGCACGCAAAGCCCTGTATCGATGCTTCGTAGAGGGGCGACATCGTTTCTTGATAATGCGGAAGATACGGCGGACCCTGGACGAATCGACCGTCGAAGTCGTGCGCCGAGTTCTTGCCGAGAACAACATTGTTCACCTATTCAACAAGTCCGATTTGTCCATTACCTTTGCGGGTTCAAGCGGCATGTCGGAAGTGCTATTTCTCGGACTCGACGATCCCGAGAAGATCAAGTCGATCAAGGGCGTCACGTCCATCTGGCTCGAGGAGGCGACGGAGTTCTCGAAGGAAGACTTCCTCCAGATCGACTTACGCCTCCGCGACCCTGGTCCGCTCTACCGCCAGATCATGCTCACGTTCAACCCCGTTGAGGCCGAGGCTCGCTGGCTCAAGGATATGTTCTTCGGGCCCGTGCCGAATCCCGATGCCTTTGTCCATCGCTCGACGGTCGTAGACAACCCCATCGCCGAGGTGCGCAACACCTACAAGGCCCGCCTCGATGCGCTCCAGGCGCAGGACCCGACGATGTATCAGGTCTATGGCCTCGGTGAATGGGCTGCCCTCTCTGGGAAAATCTACCAATGGGACGTTGTTCCACTCCCGGCCATATCATTCGACGAGACTTGGTATTGCGGCGACTTCGGCTATTCCGTGGACCCGGCGGCAGCGGCCCGCATCTATCGCAAGGCCGACGAGTTCTGGCTCAAGGAGTTGGTCTACAAGACGGAGCTCACGAATCCGATGCTGGCCTCGGAGCTTTACGGGGCCGGCGTCACGAGTCGAGAGACCGGCTACTTCGACGCCGCCGAGCCAAAGTCCATCGAGGAGCTGCGCCGGGCCGGGCTTAACGTGCGCCCCTGCGAGAAGGGGCCGGATAGCGTCAGGGCAGGTATCGACTTCCTCAAGTCGAAGAAGATCCACATCGTCGAGGGATCGACCAACCTCCATCACGAGGCGTCCGGCTACTGCTGGCGCAAGGACAAGAACGGCGACTCCCTGCCCGAGCCGGTCAAGTTCAAGGACCATCTGATGGACGCAGTTCGTTACGGCATCTTCACCCATTGCGCGAGGCCCAGCCTCCAGGTGTTCAGTCTGAGGTAATGAGATGACGCTAAAACAATTCGCTACTGAGTTCGCCCACGCTGTCATCAGCCGGCTGCCCCATAAGTCCAACCCTGCGAACCCGTCCATCCTGGCCGTCGTGACACCGGGGATGCCCCGATGGTCGTCCGTGGACTACGCCTCGCTCTCGCAAGAGGGGTATATCAACTGCACAACGGTCTTCGCCTGCGTCTCGCTGATCGCCAAGTCAGCCAGCCGGATCGAGTGGTACATGACGCAGAAGAAGGGGGGCGGGTTGTGGGAGGAGTTCGACGAGCATCCCTGCATCGACCTGCTCCGAAAGCCCAACGAGAGCGAGAGCGGCATCCGGTTCTCCGAGAAGGTGTTCTCGTATCTGATGCTGAACGGCAACGCCTACATCACGAAGGTCGCGGGCATCCAGTCGGCCCCGCCCCGGTGGATGTATGTCCAGCGCCCGGACAGGATGACGGTCATCCCCGGAAACATCAACGAGCCCGTCAAGGGATACGAATACAAGACAGGGATGCGGCCCGTCCCGTTCAAGACCGAGGACGTTCTGCACATCATGGAGTTCCATCCGCTTGACGACTGGTACGGCTTAAGCCGAATCCAGGTCGCGGCCCGCGATGTGGACATATCGAACCAGTCGGACGAGTGGAACAAGAACAACCTGTCAAACAACATGAACCCGCCGGGAATCATCACGGCGAAGAACGTCAGCGCGGACGACGTGGACCGCTACCGCACCATGTTCAAGGAGAACTACCAGGGTGCGGCCAACGCCGGGACGCCGCTGGTGTTCTCGGGCGAGGACGTGCAGTGGACTACGACGGCCATGAACCCGAAGGATGTCGAGTGGCTGAACGGGCAGAAGCTGACGATGCGGAAGATATGCGCCGTGTTCGGAGTGCCGTCGATGCTCCTGGGCGATACCGAGGCCACGACCTACGCCAACTATCAGGAGGCCCGCAAGGCGCTCTACATGGAGACGGTGCTCCCGCTCATGGACATTTACCGGGAGGAGCTCAACGCATGGCTTGTGCCGCTCTACGGTGAGGGGCTGCGGCTCGAATACGACAAGGACGGGATCGAGGCGCTCCAAGAGAACAGGGGCGAGCAGTATCAGTACATCGCAGCGGCCAAGTGGATGACGGTCAACGAAAAGCGGCAGGAGACCGGATTCGACGAGGTGCCGGAGGGCGACGTCATCATGGTGCCGATGTCGGAGATCCCGTTGGATCAGGCCATCGAGGAGCCGGAGCCGCCAGCGGCCATCCCTGATGCGCTCAAGCCGTTCACGGAAGGGACGCCCGATGAAGAGGAAGAGGAGGGGGAGGAAGAGGACGAAGTGGTCGAGGAGGATGACGAGGAATCGGCAAAGGCCCGCAAATCGCATCCCAAGTCCTTCTGGTCGGACCCCGAGCGCAAGGAGCGGCTGTGGCTGACGTTCGAGGCCAGGGTGCGGACCCGCGAGAAATCGTTCGCTATCATGGCCCGCGACTACCAACGGGCTCAGGCCGAGCGCATCAGACAGAGGGTCCAGAGCAAGCCATCACTCGATGGGGTGCTGGCATCGGACCTGTTCAACGTCAAGGACGAGGCGAAGATATACGTCAAGAAGTTCTACGCCTGGTATAAGGACGCTTTTGTCCGGGCGGGCAACGCCGGCATGAGGGCGGCCAAGGGGGAGCTGTTCGACGACGCCGAACTCAAGGCCGGCATTCCGACATCCTGGGTATTCCGCTTGACCGTGGCCCTTGAGGAGACGCTCCGTGCGCTGGTGTTCAACAGCGGCACGAAGGTCAACGAGACGACCGTCGATATCATCTATGAGCAGTTGAAGCGGGCGCAGGCGGAGAACCTACCCGTTGCGAAGTTCGCCCAGGACCTCCATGACAAGATCGCGGCTGACCTGAGTCGCGCGCGCTCGATGCTCTGGGCGAGGACCGAATCGGCCAAGGTCGATAACTTCGGCCAGCTCGAGGGATACAAAGAGACGGAGTTCGTGGACGAGAAGGGCTGGCTCTGTTCGTTCGTGCCGGAGAGCAGAGATGACCACATTGCGGCCAGCGGGCGCGAGGTCAAGTTGGACGAGACGTTCGACGTGGGCGGCGAGGACATGATGTATCCCGGCGACCCGGCTGGCAGTCCCGGCAACGTATGTAATTGTTTATGCTCGACTTATCCGGTCGTAGGAGAGTGATGATGGATAACAAGGATTTCGACAACTTCGAACGCAAGACTTTTCCGCTGACAGAAGTCAAGGTGGACGAGGCCGAGGGCACGTTCACTGGTTATGCCAGCATCTTTGACGCCGTGGATACCTACAAGGAATGTGTGGATGCCGGCGCATTCAAGCGCACGATTAAGAACAAGGGCAAGTGGCCGCTGTTCTACGCTCACAACGCTATGGACCTCCCCGTTGGCACGATCATGGGCCAGGAGGACGCCAAGGGATTACGCGTAGCTGGTCGGTTGACTAAGCGCGTCCAGAAGGCCCAAGAGCTACGGGAGCTGATGCTGGACGGGGCTGTGGATGGCCTGAGCATCGGATTCCAGGCCATTAAGGATTATTTTGACGAGGTCACAGGCGTGCGTCACCTCGTGGAGATCAACCTGTGGGAGATCTCGCTGTGCTGCTTCCCGGCTTGTCCGGGGACCAGCATTTCCAACATCAAGCATTCAACGTTGCCGGACCCGGCGTTAGCCACTCCGGCGGCAGAGGATAACGACCCGGCCATCGGCCACTCGTTCGAAGGGTATGCGGAGGCCCTGGAAGTGCTCCGTAAATTCAACGAAGGAACAAAAAATGGCACCTGACATTAAACAGGAACTCCAGGATGAGCTGGTAAAGCTCACCAACACGCTCCGCACCGAATACGATGCGAAGCTCGCAGGCCACGTCCAGGTCGCTGATTTCAGCGAGTTCCAGACGAAGATCATGGCCCGCCAGCAGGAGATCATCGACACGCTGGCGGAGCTGAAGAAGCCCGCCATCAAGATCGAGCGGGGCGACATCGCCAGCCCGGTCAACCCCGAGCATACGAAGGCCTTCTACCAGTGGTTCCGGGGCAAGGACTTCGAGCGCAAGGCGCTCATCAGCAATGCGGCCGGACAGATCATCCTCCCCGAGGAGCTCGAAGCCACGATCCGCATGGGGCTGCCCCAGCTCAACGTCATTCGCCCCCTCTGCTCGGTCATGACGACTAGCAGGGAGCGCATCCGCGCTAGGAGCATGTCGGTTCCCACCGTCGCGTGGGGCAAGCTCGAGCTCGGCGCTGCGCTGGCCA